TAGGAATAAACATATTGATCACACTGCGTACTATACTAGTGATCAAGAACATTATACTAAACAGTATCATTCATTAATTGCAACAAAATTTTTAAAACACTTAACAAGGACCTAAATAACGTGGAAAAACATGCTAAGTTAGATGATTGGATTAAAAACTGGGGCGAAGCAGTTGATGCGGCCAAAAAATGTCCTTACGCTAAACCTACTGTTAATAGCAACAAACTAAAATCAGTTATGGCAGATACTACTAACGTTTATGAGTTTTGGGCAACTATACATAAAGAAGCTGATAAGTTTGACGATGCATACGATGTCGTTATAGTTGCTATGGAAGCTGACGAAAATGTAATGACTATACAACAATTGCAAGGCGGATGTTTTAGTATTAATGCCGGGCTCAACAGTAGAAATACTGATTTATGGTGCTTAAACAGTCACAATCAGTTCTATACTATTGTACTACTGCAACGGTTATCGGCTCTAGATGATGCTAGTAGAGCATTCGAAAAGAAAGATTACTATGACGATCATGAAGCTTTTGCTATAAAAGACATCTTAAATAGAAGAGCATTAAGAGAAAATTTAAGTTGACAATAACCTAAATAGAATGTATAATTAATTAACAATCATAAGGAACAACTATGAAACTAAGATATTCAGAAGCATTCTATAGTGTACAAGGCGAAGGTAAGTTTGTAGGAGTACCTAGTGTATTCTTGCGTACCTTCGGTTGTAACTTTCGATGCATGAACTTTGGACTTGGTAAGGATGAACCTAGTCGTGCTGAGAAACACGAAGCAGGGCAACGATACAATCAAGAAGTATTAGACTTACTAGACAGTGGCATTATTGCAAAGACTGAAAAGTTTACAGACTTGCCTATCATTCATACAGGGTGTGACACTTATGCAAGTATCTATCCCGAGTTTAAAGACTTTAACAAACTTGCAGAAGTTGAAGAAGTAGTTGAACATCTGTTATCACTTACTCCAGAAGGCAAGTGGACAATGAATAACGGACAAGACATTCACTTAATTATGACAGGTGGCGAACCTTTGTTGGCGTGGCAACGATTGTATGTAGAACTATTTGAGCATCCACGTATGAAGGATTTAAAAAATGTTACATTTGAAACAAACACTACACAAGTATTACACGACGACCTATACAACTATCTCAACGATAGCGATAGAATTACAGTTACATGGAGTTGTTCGCCTAAGCTATCCGTTAGCGGAGAATCTTGGGAAGATGCTATCAAGCCTGATATTGCTCTTAACTATTCCACTGTTGATGATAGCGACATGTATCTTAAATTTGTTGTTGCTGATCGTGCAGATATTGATGAAGCCGGTAGAGCTGTGCAAGCATATCGTGACGCAGGCGTTGAGTGTCCAGTATATTGTATGCCGCTTGGGGGACGCTCGGAAGAGTATGTCCTTAACGTTCAAGAAGTTGCAGAAGTTTGTATGGAAAAAGGATGGCGATTCACCCCTAGACTACACATCAGCTTATTCGGAAATGCCTGGGGCACCTAATTACATTAACGATAAACATAAAACAGCAATGAAGGCTCCTACAAAAAAGAAAGCCTTAGACGATGAATTAAGAGAGAAAGGATTAATATGAAATGGTTTGATAAGTTAACAGGTAAGAAAGAAGAAGTTGCGCAAACACCAGAAGGTGAGTTTGACGAGTTAGAAACAAATCGTAGAGCGGCTTTGGACTTAGAGAAACAAGAAGCTACTCGACTGGGTAAAGCATGGGTTGCTGTACTTGACACACAAGTAAATCCAGAGAACATTAAGAACGGATTCTTTGAGATCGACTGGAACAATCAGTTTATTGAAGAACTACTTGATGCAGGATACAGCGGTGAAACTAATGAAGAAATTGTAGACGGATGGTTTAAAACTGTTGTGTCGCAAATTTTAGAAGAAGGTGCAGAATCAGTTGATAGAGATATGGGCTATATTAACGTAGTTCCGATTGATAAAGGTAAGTCAGAAGTTAGTTGACAGCAATCAGAAACAATGTTATAATAGTAATATAAATTACAATAGAGGTTAATATGAGCACATACATTCTAGTAGACACAGCAAATACTTTCTTTAGAGCACGGCATGTAGTACGTGGCGATATTGATACTAAAGTAGGTATGGCGCTACACATTACACTTAACAGTGTTAAAAAGGCATGGCGCGACTTTAACGCTGATCATGTTGTGTTCTGCTTAGAAGGACGTAGCTGGCGCAAAGACTATTACGAGCCTTACAAGCGTAACAGGCAAGTAGCACGTGATAAACTAACCCCCACGCAAGCAGATGAAGACACTGCGTTTTGGGAGATCTTTGACGAGTTTAAGAACTTTGTTACAGAAAAGACTAACTGTACAGTTATGCAACACAAACGTTTAGAAGCAGATGATCTTATTGCAGGTTGGGTACAAGCACATCCTAATGATCATCATGTTATTATTAGTACAGACGGCGACTTTGCACAACTTGTTAGTCCTAACTGTAGGCAGTACAATGGCATTGCTAATGTAACTATCACGCACGAAGGCTACTTTAACGATGACGGTAGTGAAGTTATTGATAAGAAGACTAAAGAAGCAAAGCCTGCTCCGCATCCTGACTTTATGTTGTTTGAAAAGTGTATGCGTGGCGACACAAGTGATAACGTGTTTAGTGCTTATCCTGGTGTACGTAAGAAAGGCACTAAGAACAAGGTTGGTCTTATTGAAGCATACGAAGACAAAGGCACTAAAGGCTACAACTGGAATAACATGATGCTACAACGTTGGACTGATCATAATGGTGCTGAACATCGTGTGCTTGATGACTATCAGCGTAACGTAGTATTATGCGACTTAACTGCACAACCTGCAGACGTTAGAGAGATACTTGATAACGTAGTTGAAGAACATATGACTCCTAAGACAATTACTCAAGTAGGCATGCGTCTTATGAAGTTTTGTGCTAAGTGGGATATGCAACGAGTTGCAGACCAGGCGGCAATTTTTGCAGAACCATTACAAGCGAGGTATCCATCATGACAATAAAAGCAAAAGAAGTTTTAAAAAATAAGTTTTGGATCGTTGAAGAAAACGGTACAAAGGTAGGCACATTAAGTGCAAATGAAGAATGTTATACATATAGTTGCAGTGACGGTGTGCAAGTATATTCAAGTTTTGATCAGTTAATAGACAACGTAGGCAAAGTTAATTGGACTGCTGGAGATGCTCCAGAAGAAGGCGAAAAAGACTGTCACGGCTATCCGACTAGTTGTGTTCCGTTTAACCCTATGTACGACTTAAAGAATAAGCTACCATTGTTTACAAAGAGCAATAAGAGCAAGAGTCTTTATTGTGCAGGTCACTACTGTATTGAATTTGAAAAGGGCTGGGTTAAGAGCTTTTGTCCTAAACTAATTACTATTGAACGTTATAACTATAGTGGTCCGTTTAAAACAGATATTGAAATGCGAACGGAGTTATCACGTGTCAACTCAAAGTGAACCACTAAACACTAGTGCAATACAAAACTTTATCCAACAGACTAAAAGTGCTGAGGCTAGTCAAGCCCGAGAAGTTAAGCTGACTATGCCGCAGGCAAAGAATCTTGCATATACACTAGGCATTGTAATGTCTAGACTACACGGCGATTTAGAATTGTTTGTTAAAGAAAATGCAGGATCAAGTACAGACGAAGTAATAGAAGTACAGTTAAATGGCGGAACTAACTGGAAGTAAACTACTAACTTAATGAAAAAAGGCTAAATATATGCGTAGTTAATTAAAAGGAACGCATATATGAGTAGGCCAAAACCAACTGTAATTTTAGAACACATTAATAAAAAAACATATCGTAGCGAGCAAGTATTAGTTGCTGAAGCTATTTGGTCTGTGTTTTATAAAGATGAACCATTTAACTTAAAAAGTTCTAACATACTTACAAATTACCCGGGACCTAAATACAAAAAGGTCTCTTTCTCAAATCCAGGACATGCACATAACCTTGCTAAGAAGTTAAATGATATGTTTAATTGCGAGGACTTTGCTGTACATAAACTTACAATCGGCGAAGTAGTTACTGAAGAATGAACTGGAAAGAAACATATACTAAAATATTCTTAAAACAGTTAGGCATTGCTATTACCGAAGCTACCCTAAAAGAGTATACTCCTATATGGTGGCAGAACACACGAGTTAAAGCTACAGGCGGATTACGACTTACTGATGAAGGTATCAGGGTAGTAACTGAAGATGTAGAGTTAGCAACGTTTGATGTTCCTTTTCCTAAAGACTTTAACTTAACAACAAATACTATTATATGGCTAGACCAATTTATAGACTGTCCTTGGTGGTTAGGAAGAGGCGGCATGGTTGTAACGGACGAACGGAAGGCAGTCGAAATAAGTCTTTTCTCTGGCGATGTTAGGAAGTACGGTATAACAAAGGCACTTAATAGACAAAATAAAGGTTGACATATTACCGCAGTAATGTTATTATATATGTATAGTTTAAAGCTAGGCACTGATAACTTAATGAGGAATACAAAATGGAAAGTTTAGTAACAAGGCAAGTAACTCCAAATGGAGCAAAGAAGAGCATTAAACGTGCTTTTAAGAAGAAGCGTCCATTATTTTTATGGGGACCACCAGGTATTGGTAAGTCTGACATTATTGGGCAAATCACAAACGAGTTAGGTAAGGCACACTTAATTGATATTCGTTTGTCACTATGGGATCCGACAGATATTAAGGGCATGCCGTATTACTCCGAACAGGATAATACGATGAAATGGGCACCTCCTGCAGAACTTCCAACAGAAGAGTTTGCGGCACAGTTTGATTTTGTAGTTGTATTTTTAGATGAAATGAACTCGGCAGCGCCAGCAGTACAAGCGGCAGCATACCAATTAATTCTTAATCGTCGTGTAGGACAATACAAGCTACCAGACAATGTGTTACTTGTTGCGGCAGGCAACCGTGATGCTGACAAAGGTGTTACATATAAAATGCCAGCACCGTTGGCTAACCGCTTTGTTCACTTAGAACTACGTGTTGATTTTGACGACTGGTTCCAGTGGGCAGTTAATAACGATATACACAGAGACGTAGTAGGTTATCTTACTTTTTCTAAGAAAGACCTTTACGACTTTGATCCGCGTTCACCTAGTCGAGCTTTTGCTACGCCTCGTTCATGGTCTTTTGTATCTGAACTACTTGAGGACGACGATGATGAAACAACCACTGATTTGATTAGTGGTTCAGTTGGAGAAGGTTTGGCTGTCAAGTTTATGGCTCATCGCAAAGTTGCTTCGAGCATGCCTAACCCAACTGACATACTTGCAGGAAAAGTAAAAGAGCTGAATACTAAAGAAATCAGTGCCATGTATTCCTTAACAGTTTCACTCTGTTATGAGCTAAAAGAAGCATCAGATAAAGGCGATAAAAAGTTTGATGAAAAAGTTAGTAACTTCCTGCGATTTGCTATGGACAATTTTGAAACAGAACTAGTTGTAATGGGCATTCGCCTTGCTATTACACAATATCAACTTCCAATCGATCCAGATGAAGTTGACTGTTTTGATGAGTTCCACGAGCGTTTTGGTAAGTACATACAAGCCGCAAATAGCTAGTATGTGTGGTAGGGCGTTTAGGCGTCCTACCTATCCATTTCGGTTGACAAGGTAGTAAAACAATGCTATAATACATGTATAGTAATAAGGAGAACATGGCAATGAGCATCGAAACTAAAGGCTTTACCCCCAAAGATCTTAAACCAGAAGAGCTTGCTACTATGCAAGTAGAAGTACACGATCGTGTAATTATAGCTCGCGTAGGTCTGTTACTTAGGCATCCGTTCTTTGGTAACATGGCAACACGAATGGCTGTTAAAACTTGTGACACTTGGTGCCCTACTGCGGCAACTGATGGCAAGACTCTTTACTACAACACACAATTTTTTAATATGCTTACAAAC